TGATTGCTTTAAAAAATGGTCTATCAAAAACTGCTATGCCAGGTGCTGTTAACGATGTTTACAACAAAATGGCAAAAGAAATGTTTCTAACAAGGACTGGGCTAACTGCATTAGCTCATCAAGCATCAAGCGATCCTGAATTTTCCGCAGAAATTACAAATATGGCGAAAGAATTTAATGAAAAACAAGGCTTGGATTTGGGAGGAAACTAGGTTTTAATCCTAAGCACCAACCAAAATGATCGATGAAAAACTAGAGAAGTTCAAAGAGAACTACTACGACGACCGCCCTGACAAAAGCGAGTGGTTTCTTGAAGTGCGCGAACGTGCCAAGTCTCTCTCCCGTAATAACGTCGAGCATTACGCTCCCCACAAAGCAGCGTTGGCGTTGTTTCTTTTATCTCAGGGCGCAAGGATAACCGAGATTTCCAAGAAAACTGGGATAGGACGTGATGTAATCCGTGGGCTAGAATGGCGGCATAACGATACCCTAGAGACGAAGCGTAAGGAGTTCTCCATGCGTTACGCCATCGCCGCACAGGAATACACCGATTTGTTATTTGAACGCGCTACACAGCTATTTGACGATCCTGACAGCCTTGCCAAGATTTCCCCTGAGAAGCTGGCAATCACGGTTGGTATTCTCACAGATAAAGCAGCGCAGCTTACAGGCATGGCAACTACCGTTGTGGAGCATCGCAAGGGAGCAAGCCTAGATGACGCTGCAAACCTTATCAATGAGGCAAGAACACGCATCGCCAAGGGCAAGGTAATCGACGCAGAAATCGTATGATTTGGAGAGCGCATCAAATCCTCACTCCTCCAACGGACGAAGAGATAATCGAAATGACACCCGAAGAGGTGTTGTCTATCCATCGAATCTACCACGAAGCTATTGAGAATGCCGAAAAAGACCCGTATCAGTATGGGTTTCGATTGCCTCACTGGATGAAGGCAGAGGAGCAGCTTCACGAAGTAAATGAAATCTTAGCACTTGGCGGTAACAGAAGCGGGAAAACTCAGTGGGGTGCATTCTCCGTTGTCCGTGCTGCGGTGGAGAATCCTAACTCTGAGATATTCTGCTTTGCTCAAACGTCCGAGGTATCTATTCGCCAGCAACAAAGCGCGGTGTGGGCTTGGCTTCCTGAGTATCTAAAAACGAAGTTTACTAGCGCAAACGCCTACATTTCCTACAAGAAGAAAACAGGATTCACTGATTCGTCGCTAATTCTGCCGAACGGTTCACAGATTATCTTCAAGACGTATTCCCAGTATCAGAACAATCCTACCATCCTAGAGGGCGCGGAGCTTGGATCTAGGAATCCCGTGTGGCACAATATCGGCGTATGGCTGGATGAATACCTTCTTGGTCCCGAATTGATAAACACTCTACGTTTTCGGCTTGCAACTCGCAATTCTAAGATGCTGGTGACGTTTACCCCGATTGACGGGTGGACTGAGGTTATTAAGGAGTATCTNGACGGNGCAACAACCATTGAAAGCAGGGAAGCAGAACTGCTTAATAATGAGCTTGTTCCGTATGTCCAGAAGTCTAAGAAGCTAAATGCGTCTATTCATTACTTCCACTCGCAGGACAATGCTTTCGGTGGATACGAGCGCATCAAGGACACGCTGAAAGGCAGGACACGGGAAGAGATTTTGATTCGTGCTTACGGTGTGCCTATGAAGTCACACGCTACCAAGTTTCCCAAGTTTAACAAGGTTGTCAACGTGGTAGAGCCGGAGAAGATTCCGACTCGCAACATCACAAGGTATCACATTATTGACCCAGCAGGATCAAAGAGCTGGTTTATGTGTTGGATCGCCGTAGATGAGGGGGGAACAATGTGGGTTTACCGCGAATGGCCTGGGGTTGACGTAGGCGACTGGGCGGAATGGCGGAATGGTAAGTGGATGCCTGGAGAGGGTGCTAAAGGGCAAGGCTACGGTATCCGTGACTATGTTGACCTTATCGAGGAGGTAGAAGGCGAAGAGGAGATTTTTGAGCGGTTAATTGACCCAAGATTAGGCGCAGCAAAGTATCAAGTTCAGGATGGTTCATCTTCAATTATNGAGGATTTGAACGAAGCAGGACTAGTTTGCATNCCTGCTCCTGGGTTGGATATTGACGATGGGCTGCAAGCATTGATCGGGAAAATGGCATGGGATACNTCTAAGCCGTTGGATTCNGTNAATCGACCNCATTTCTACATTAGTTCTGACTGTGAGAACATTATCCAAGGCTTGTCGGAATATACCGGAGACGGCGGATTAAAGGANGCATGGAAGGACGTGATTGACGTTTTACGTTACGCAGCAATCGCTGGAATAGATCATGTTGACAATTCCGTCAATTTAGTTACAACTCAGGGAGGTGGAGGCTACTAATATGATTGCAAAAAAAGAACCAAAAAAACGAGGACGGCCAGCAAAGGTTGTTGAAGCTGTTATTGCAGACCTTCCAGAATCTTCATTGAAGGCGATGATTTTACAGACCTGCAATAACCCTACATGGGTAAAGGGGCGGATTGACGGATTCAGCGTAAATATTAAAGTCCCCGCTCAAATGGCAAGCCGCTTGATTGGGAAAGAAGTTGATGTTATCCTTGTTGATTCCGACCTTGGGGACTACTACCAATACACACCATGAATCCAATTCAAGAAATAGAAGATGAGTCCCTTGTTTATGTGGACAAAGAGCCTGATATTGGTGCGTTGGCTAATGCTTACGACACCTGCCTGATTGATCTAGATTACTACTTTGAGTCTTGCTTGCGTTCTTATAATGACCGACGGAATATCTGGGATGGGAAGTCGGACGACCTACGCAAAAACGGGGCAAACGCCTTTCCGTGGCAAGGTGCTTCTGACCAAGAGGTAAACGTAGTTGGCGAGCGCATTGATATGTATGTTGCGCTGTTTGACCAGGCTCTTCAGCGTTCCCACATTAAAGCGTTCCCAACTTCGATGGCAGCAATGCCCAAGGCTGCTGTTGTTTCTGGCTTTCTTAAGTGGATGCGTTCTTCTTATATCCCTGACTTCAAGCGTCAAATGGAGCTTGGTGGGAACTACCTAATGGAGAAGGGAATCATGGTTTCCTACGTTGGCTGGAATCGTGAGAAGCGTTCTTATCTCCAGAGCATCAGCCTAGAACAGATTGGTGAAGCATCCCCTGACCTTGTGGAGTTGATTCTTAGTGGGCAGGATGACGAGATGTTGCTTAATCTGATCCAAGATTCCTTCCCTGACCTTTCCACTAAACGAGCAAAGAAGTCAATTAAAGANCTCCGCAAGATGGGCGCAGCAGAAATCCCACTTCCGCGCCAAACGGTTGACTGTCCGGTCGTCTATGCTTGCGCTCCCGATGGTGAGGTGATGTTCCCGTCCTACATTTCAGACCCGCAACGCGCTCCGTATATGTTCTGGCGCACCTTCCTTACGGCTCAGGAGCTTGAGAAAAAGGTAACGAACGAAGGCTGGGATAGGAAATGGGTGGATAACGCCATTGAAACACTTCGCGGTAAGGACTCTATGTATCTTGATGGCGAAAAGGTAAAGACCCAGACTCGCCTTCCAATTACAGATGACAACGACTTGTGATGGTTGTGTATGCGTATCAGCGTTTGATTGACGAAGAGGACGGTTCCGAGGGTATTTACTGCACCGTGTTCCATCCGCAGACAGAGGGCTTCGCCAAGCATGAACTACTTAACGGATACGACGATTATCCTTTCGTAGTCACTCGGCTTGCTAATGACCAGAAGAGAATGTATGAGGTGCAAACCTTCTCCGATATTCTCCGTGGACCTCAGATGCAAATTAAAACAGAGCGTGACAGCCGCATTGATCGTGCGTCTCTTGCAACTCTACCTCCTATTATGCATCCTGCTGGAAGGCCTCCTTCTGATTGGGGACCAGGTCGCAGAGTCCCGTATCGGCGTTTGGGTGAAATCTCATTCGGTCCGATTCCTCCGAGGGACGATGGCTCTGTTGAGAGTGAGCTTTCGATGCGTGGGCAAGCGGATAGGGCTATTGGCTTAGACCTTACAAATCCCCTTTCGTCGGCGCGGCAGCAGTATTACATTGGAAAGTTTCTAGACCATGTTAAGGATGTGCTTACGATGGCATGGAAGCTGTATCAGCGAATGGGACCGGATGAAGTTTTCTTCCAAGTAACGGGCAATCCTAACCCACAAGTGATGACCAAGGGTAGTCCCGATGAGGACTTCTCGATTATGGTTTCGTTTGATTCCTTGTCGAGTGACCCAGAAACAGCGGAGACGCAGTTGAAGAATATGGTTCAGTTGGTTCAGTTGGATCGTAATGGCATCATGGATGTGAACAAGCTGCTTGAGTTTGCGGCTTCCTCGATCAATCCGATCTTTGCGGATTACGTTCTGCAACCAGCGGAAGAGGCACAGCAGAAGGTTGCGAAGAACGTCACTGATGACCTTGCTAAAATCTTTGCTGGCATTGAAGTCCCCGCTCAACCTAACGGCGCACAAATTGCCATGCAGATGGTTCAGGCTTACGTCCAGCAGCCCGATGTTGCGGCTAGAGCGCAGTCTGACGAGGCTTTCGCCGCTCGCTTGCAGAAGTATGCCAGCCAGTATCAATTCCAGCTACAACAGGCGCAGAACGCCGAGATTGGACGTATCGGAACAGCACCTGCTGAAATGGGCGGCGTAACAACTCAAGGAATGGAACAATGAAAAAGAAGTCCACAGTCAACGCAGCAGGTAACTACACCAAGCCAACTATGAGGAAGGCGTTGTTTAGCAAGATCAAAGCAGGGACTAAAGGTGGAGACCCAGGCGAATGGAGTGCCAGAAAAGCACAACTGCTTGCTACTCAGTATAAGAAAAATGGAGGCGGCTACCGATGAAAGCTCCACAACAATCACTTAAAGATTGGAGTGGTCAGAAGTGGCGTACCTCCGATGGCAAACCTAGCAAGGGAAAGAAACGCTATCTACCAGACGCTGCGTGGAATGCACTTAGTTCATCTGAGAAAGCGTCTACCAACCGAGCAAAGGCAAAAGGTAATGCTCAGGGCAAACAGTTTGTAAAACAACCTAAATCAATCGCTAGAAAAACATCAACATACAGATAATTATGGGAGCAACATCTAAACATTACACGAAAAGTGGCAAGCAATACACTGGGGCTGTTCACAAGATGAATGGTCAAGTTCACACTGGAGCAAAGCATACCGCATCCAGCAAGCCATTGACTCATTCTAAGCCTAAGCCTAAGAAGTGAACAAACTCAATAGCGACATAGCCCGATGCAATGGTGTAGGATTTGATGAGGATGGTGTGTGGGACTGGCGTGAAGGTTGCGAGACTTGCTTGCGTAGAACTGCCCCTCGTCCACAATACTACTCACTGATTGATCCGCCGCCTATTATTGCCTTTGAGTGCGAATATCTGATTGAACCATGATGGAAAAGAGA